ATATCGCGTGGGTCGAGGAAGCCCAATCTGTTAGCCGTAAGTCGTATGATCTGCTGTTCCCTACCATTCGTGGTAGCGGTCTGTATGGCAACTCACAAATCTGGTTTAGCTGGAACCCCATTCTGGAAACAGACCCGATCTATGAGTTGGTCCTTAAGGAAGGTTTGCCCGAGTGCGCAAGCCTCTTTGTCAATTTTGACCAGAATCCGTGGTTCCCGCGTGTGCTCCGCCTTGAAGAACAGCACATGTTGGCTCACAATCCGGTCAAACATAAACATGTGTGGCTAGGGTATCCGCTCCCGGCTGTCGAAGGCGCTATTTACTTTGACGAAATTATGGAAATGGAGCGCGAAAACCGCATTCGTCTTCTGTCCAGAGACGATCTGCTGCAGCCTTATGCAGTGTTCGACCTCGGTTTTAATGACTTTATGTCCTGTGGTATCGTCCAACGCACGGTAATGGACATTCGGGTGATTGATTTCATCGAAAACCAGCGTGTTTCGCTTGGGTGGTTCGACACTGAGCTTCGAGCCCGCGGTTATGAAGGCGCAACCGTGTGTTTTCCTCATGACGGGGCCCACCATTCGGTACAAACTGGGAAGTCTTCGCAAGAAATCATGCAGGACTACGGGTGGGTTACTGAAATTGTTGATAATATGGGGGTTGAGGCCGGCATCCGGCTCTGTCGTGAGCTCATGAGCACGATGTTCATCGATAAGTTCCGTTGTTCGGAGTTGGTTGAGCATCTGAAACGCTATAAGCGCAATAAACACGGTCATCCTGACCATGACGATCATTCTCATGCGTCGGATATGGTTCGCTATGTTGCTGTACATGCGAATTTGATGGACACTTCGTTCCATGGTGGTGAATGGGGCGCTAGCAACTGGGGTAAAGAACTGGATTATCCAAGGATTACTACAGGTTGACGGCTATGAACGAAGACGATCTGGCGCGGCTGTTTCACGACGAGCAAACTCCTGACACAAGTCCGGCCAATATTCCTATGCCCGGCGTGCCGGTTCAGATTGTCAAGGTTATGGAGTCCGACGACAACGCGGACAACGAAAATCTTGAAATGAGCGATGCCGATATCGACGCGATTCTGGCTAGCCACATTCGGAATTCTACTACCTGGCTCGGTTCGGCCATTTCTGTTCAACAAGCAAAGGCAATGGAGTACTACCTCGGTCTGGCCGAGGGTGATCTTGCGCCTCCTGGTATTCAGGGTCGATCAACTGCCGTTGATACGACAGTGTCTGACCAGATTGAATGGTTGATGCCTGCCGTGATGGAAATCTTTCTGGCGTCAGGCAATGTGGTCAAGTATGGGCCACGGAAACAAGGTGATGAACAAGGTGCGTTGCAGATGACGCAGTTGGTCAATTGGGTCATTATGGAAGACAATCCGGGGTTTATGTTCTTTCTGGATTGGTTCAAGAACTCATTTCTGAATAAAGTCGGTGTAGCTAAAGTCTATTGGGACGAGTATACCGATGTTACACGCGAAGAGTATGGTCAATTAGCGGACGATCAACTTGCTATTTTGTTGGACGATCCTGATGTTCATATTACCAAGATAGTGAGTTATATCGATCCGGCTGCAGAACGCGCGGCGATGGCGCAGTATCAGCAACAGGTTCAGGCTGTCAAGCAGTGGAACGATGCGGCAGCGATGGCGCGTGCACAAGGTTTACCTTGGCCACCGATGCAGCCTCAACCGCCTATGCCACCGCCTGGAGCGCCGGGCAGTGCACCGCCTGGAGCGTCGGGGGCGCCGGGTGGGCCTCCAATGCCGCCACCGCCTCAACCGATGCAACCACCGCCGCGCCCCAAGCCGATTGATACCAGCAAGTTACCACAATTGCATGACGTTATTTTGACGACTGCAAAGAAGTCGGGACATGTGGCTATCGAAGCGATGAACCCGGAAGACTTCATTCTTTCTGAGCGCTCACGGCGTATTCCTGACGGATTTAGTGCCCATAGAACCAAGAAAACGATATCTGATCTGCGTGTCAAGTATGGCGATAAGATCGATGACGGGGCTATCGAACAGATTACTTCGGATAGTGATGCACTAACGGTTGAGAATTCCGAGGTACTCTGGGCTCGTGAGTCTTTGCAGACTGTCTATAAACCGAGCCAATTCGATGACTATGGCGACGAGTCACAACGTGTTGTGTGGCTATATGAATGCTATCTGCCGATTGATGCAGATGGCGATGGAGTGAGCGAATGGCGCAAGATAGTTCGGGCGGGTAATTGCCTGCTTGAAAATGAAGTAGTTGATGGGCCTCCGTTTGCTGCGATCTGCCCGATACCGATTCCTGGGCTGTTCTATGGTCGTTCAATCGCAGATTTGGGTATGCCTAGCCAGTTGGCCAAGACCGGGGTACTCAGGTCGATTATCGACAACATGAATGTTCAGGTCAATGGCCGGACGTGGGCGATTGAAAATCAGGTCAATATCAACGATCTGTTGACCAATCGGCCGGGTGGGGTGGTTCGTGTTAAGTCCGCCAATGCGGTTGGCATGCTGCAACAGGGGATGGCTGATACGCAAGGCGCTTATCAGTTGCTCGAATATCTGGATACCGCGGCGCAGGAAAAGAGCGGTATTACCAAGTATTCGCAGGGACTAGATGCTGATACGCTTAACCATACAGCGACTGGTATCACGCGGATTACCCAGCGGGCTGACCTGCGGGTTAAATTGATCGCCCGGTTGTTCGGCGAAGGTGGGGTCAAAGACCTCTGTACCCTGGTTCAAAAGGTCTTGATGCGCCATCAGGACAAGGCGATGTGCTTCGAATTAGAGGGTAGCTGGGTCACAGTTGATCCTCGGGTCTGGCATAACAAGTATACCATGAAGTCAGTGGTTGGGCTTGGAACTGCTGACCAGCAAGCCCTGATTAACCAGATTTTGCAACTGCTGACTGTTCAGCAACAAGCGGTTCAGGCCGGTCTTTGCACGCCTCAGAATATCTACCAGTCCCTGTCTGATCTGATTTACGCGATGCAACGGGGTAATCCATCGCAGTATTTCAGTATGCCCGCTCCGGGGGCAGCGATGCCGCAACCGCCTAATCCGCAGATGACGCTGGTGCAAGGTCAGTTGCAGATTGAAAATGCCAAGGCTCAAGCTTCGCAGCAGCTGGAAACACAAAAAGCGAATTATGACGCTCAGAACGATCAGCGACAAGCTCAGTTGCGTATGCAGGAGATTACTCTACGCGAAAATTTGCTTGACAAGCGTAATCGCGACCAGTTTGCTGCTCAGCAGGAGTGGGAACGTGAGAAATTCTATGCGCAAATGGCCGTCAACCTCAATAGCGCCGCCATGAAAGCGGGGGTTGATGGTCAGACTGCGGCAGCACAGAACAATATGATTGTTAGCGACATGAATACGCAGCAACAGGTTCAGATTCCAATTGAACAAGCGATGGCAATCCGGTCTCAGAACCTGGATAGTGCCCATCAGGATGCGGACCGGGTTCATGAAGCTCAACAAAATCAGCTAGATCGACAAAATCAGGCCGAAATGCAACAGGCACAGCTGGCTTCGCAAGAAAAGATAGCTAACCAGCAGCAACAGGCTCAACCATCGAGCCCGCCTGAAGGTGAGGGCGAATAAGGTTGCATTTACGACTTCGGGTGATTATTATTCGAGTCAGGAGCGATTGAAATGGCTACTACTGAAACAGAAACTCATCTGGAAGGGGAAGAACTTGACCTTGCGCAAATGTTCCAGGATGCGGACGATGCCGGGGGTGAGGGTTCTGGACAGAAGCAGGTAGCCAATGGCGAAGATCATGCACCCGTCGTACCTGGCGAGGGCGAGGGTGAAGGAACAGGAGAAGGTGAAGGTGAGGGCGAAGGCGAGGGCGAAGGTACTGGCGAGGGCGAGGGTGAGCTTGAACTTGACCTGAATGCGGAACCTCCAATCAAAGCCGGCGATGCCATACCGGATGACCACAAGATTGTCCTGAATGTAGATGGACATGATGTAGAATGGACGTATGGTCAGTTGAAGGCCAGCGCCCAGAAGTATGAGTCAGCCAGTCGACGTTTTGAAGAAGCCGCCGCTATCCGTAAGGACGCGGAGAGTAAGTTGGCGATTCTACCAGAACGGGAACGGCAACTGGGTCAAGTGCTTGAGTATTACATCGGGCAGTCCCAGCAATTCCTACAGGCACAACAGCCCGATTGGGCCAAGCTCCTGGAGGAAAATCCGACGGAGTACCTGAAGCAGCGGCATGTTTGGGAAACCAAACAAACTGAACTTAATCAGGCCAAAGGCATTCAGTCGGAACTTCAACGTCGTGACGCGGAAGCTCGCGCGGCATCTGCCAAACAATTCGCAGACGCAGAGAAAGTTGCTCTGATTGCTGCGTTACCTGAATGGTCTGACCCGCAAAAAGCAGCTCAGGGCGCTCGTGAGCTAGATCAGTACCTTGCAGATCAAGGCGTGCCACCCGAAATGCGGGCGCAGATTGATACCGCGAAGGTCGTACTGATAGCTCGTAAAGCCATGCTGTACGACCGGGCATTGGCTAAACAAGCTGCAGCGCGGGCAGCTGGTTTGAAAAAGAACCAGCAGCAGGCGCATCAGGTCGAGCGTCCGGGTGCTGCCCAGATGACTCCTACTGCTCAGGTTCGAGCGAATACCAAGCGAGCCAACGCAGAGAAGTCATTCAAAGCAAACCCCTCAGCAGATACGTTGTCTAGCTTTTATGAGTAGACGGCGACCCTATGGGGGCAATTATGCCTGCTAATACTGTAACGACTTATACAACGGTAGGTAACCGTGAAGACCTTAGCGACAAGGTGTTCATGATTTCCCCGTCGGATACACCGTTTACCTCTGCGATTGGTAAGACTGGGGCCGACGGTGTGTACCACGAATGGCAGACTGACGCATTGCGCGTACCGAGTGCGACTAATGCCGCAGTTGAAGGTGCTGATGCGGTCTACAACCCGCAATCGCCGACTGTTCGTATCGGCAACCGCACTCAAATCATCAAGGATACGTTCTCGGTTTCAAACACGCAGGAAGCGGTCAAAAAGGCCGGGCCGAAGGAAGTTGCCCGGTTGTCGGCGAAGAAATCGGTCGAACTGAAAAAGGACGTGGAAGCATCGAGTCTGGCCAGTGCGACGTCGATTGCCGGTTCAACCACTGTGGCCAGGACGATGCGCGGTTGCTGCGGCTGGATTGCGACGAACTATGTTGGTGGTGCGGGTGGTGCTGCGCCGAATCCGAACACCAATACCCCGCCGACCGCGGGTACTGCAGCGCCGTTCACTGAAACGATGCTGAAGCAAGCGTTGCGCCTCGCTTATGAGGCGGGCGGTAATGTGTCGCAAATTCATATGCGGCCGACCGACAAGGTGTTGTCGAGCGCTTTCGCCGGCAACGCGACCCGTATGCAATCGGTTGAAGGTAACGGCAAGACCGCGATCTTGCAGACGGCGTATGCAGTCTATGCGTCGGACTTCGGCAATGTGGCCATGATTCCGAACCGGGTCATGTCGGCGATTAGTGACAAGGCGGTTTATTGTCTCGACACGGGTATGTGGGCATTGGCGACACTGCGCGGGTTCGAAAAGACTGAACTGGCGCAAACTGGTGATGCTCGCAACTGGCAAATCGTGTACGAAGGTACATTGGAAGCCCGCAACGAAGCAGCGAATGCGCAAATCCGTGACCTGACTTAATCTTTGCAGCTGGCACATGGGTCGACCCCGCTCACGCGGGGTTCTTTTTGGGCGAGGTTTATCATGAAAATGCCACAAAATGCCAAACAAAAATTTACTTTCGGAAACAAAGCTGATTCCTATGGAATGCAATCCAAAGGACAGCGAGTCGACGTTGAAGAACCCCAAACTATCCCAAAGGGAGGAGTTGCCACCCCCTCGACAGGGAAGCGGGTTTCTACGGCGCCGACGCGCCCGACGGTAGTAGCAGGAACGCGTCCGACACGCCCGACGACACCGACCAGAGCGACTGGTGCGAGTCGTAAGTTGGGCAATCATTTCTAAGGAGCACACCATGCCTGCTGCTTATCCAGTTAATAGTCATCAACAGATTATTCCGTTTGATGGCACCCCTGACCCATCGATGGGTATGTTGGGTCAGATTGCGGTTGACGTCAGTGCTGGTGCGTACTATCAGAAAATTCTTGGTAAATGGTATCCGTTTGGAAGCGGGCCGGTCGATCCGGTGCTAACCACATTGACAGGTAACCCATCGGTCGACAGCAGCCCGGCAGATGGCACGACGTCGAACAACGTGACTTTTGACGCAAAGGATCAGGATGGCAATCCGATGCAGGTCAGTTTGGCACTTACTACAAGTAGCACAACCGCCGAATTGAATGCCACTACTATGGATACCAATGCGTCGACTGGGACGGCCACGGTTAGCTTGACTGATACCGTGGCTGAGGCCGTAACCGTAACAGCAACCAGTGGGAGTGTAACCGGAACTGCAACGAGTACCTTTACATAATTTTTTCAGGAGTATCAAATGCCGCTTGCTTATATCCTGTTCCTCGAAGGTACCGGGAATCGTCCCGATCAGGGATTGCCCGGTGTGCCTCCGGGGGTAAATGTGCCGGTATTTCCGACGCATCCGATTGCTCCCGGTGGCCCCGGTAGCCCGCCTCCCGGTATCTGGCCGGGGCCTGGAGTACCCACCCCGCCGATCTACTATCCACCAGCAGGTGGTGTACCGACTCCCCCGATTTATTATCCGCCCGGCGTGAATATACCAGTGTTCCCGACCCATCCGATTGCGCCGGGAGGTCCGGGAGGTCCGCCGCCGGGAGTCTGGCCACAACCACCGGCAGGGGGTGTACCCACTCCTCCGATTTACTACCCTCCGGGTATCTGGCCGACGCCGCCGTCGGGTAATGTGCCGATGCCTCCGATTTACTACCCGCCCGGTGTGAATCCTCCGTTGCCTCCGGGTGGTGGTGGACAGCCCCCTGGAATCTGGCCGTCGCCGGGACTGCCACCGTATCCGGCGCACCCCGATCTACCGCCGCCGTTCATCGTGGTATGGTCGCCGTGGTTTGGTTGGGTCATCGTCAAGGTCGATCAACGACCCGATCAAGGTCTACCGGGCGAACAGCCGCACCCCGATCAGGGACTACCGAAGCCGCCAGTGAAGCCAGACCAAGGTCTGCCTCCGACGGCGCAACCGAAAGCATAACGAAAGGGGGCTACGAGCCCCCTTTTTGTTAGTCCTTATGCGGTATTTTGGTTTCTTCTTGCGCAGTATATTTGCGGGCTTGATCGACCTGATACGACATCCATTCGGCGTAACCTTCGTCGTGCGGCTTGTCGTCACCAGGTTGTCGTAGATGGGTGTTTAGCAGGGTATGAGTATGACCCATGTGGTCAATAATTTGCAGGTTGACCAGTCGGGTATGATGAACGAAAAGAATGGTCGCGTCGAGTGGTTGTTCATGATCGACGTTGTTCATATTGGCGTCATCAACATCATGTGGCCAATACCAGACTTTACGGCCTACAGTAGGTTCGATAGTCAACATGGTAATTCCTAGTCAGTAAGTTTAAAGAAAAACGTAAGTCCAAGTGCAGCCACTATGTAGGCTACAATGCCTCCCATCAAGAGGTTGAAAAAGTCTTCAGAACTGAATGTAGTGCAGGTGTGTACCGGATAAGTCTTGTTAAACTCGTCCATCGGTACAAAACCGAGATTATTAGGGCGAACTGGTTCGGATTGGGTATGGGCTCGGGCTTGTTCTTCAGCAGCTGCTTTGTGGCAGTTTTCGCTGTGAACATTACTGGTGAAAGAGTAGCCCATTGCCGTAAAAATGACCGTGGTAAGGATGCTAAGTACTTGAACTTTTGGTTTCATGGTCGTCCTAGAAATTTTTCTGGAGGTTTCATTTTATCATTTTTATCAATTGAATTCTAGTTATACTGATGCTATCATTTAATGAACCAATAGGAGGCTACTGTGGCCAAATCTTCGCGCCCCGATCCGTTTTCAGACCAGCAACAAGAGCAGCAACAGGAGTCGGCTGCTATTGAAGGCGCAGATAAACCAGCGACAGAACAACCAGCAGCTGATCCACCCGATCTGAAAACCCCTGCTGGCGTCGCTGCCTATCTTGAAAAACAAATGGAGTCGGCGAACAATATGTCGAAGGCCGAGATTATGGGCCTTATCAGTGGTTGTATTGCTGCTCTGAAGAAAGAATGAGCGGTTAGCCCGTCGAGGTTATCATGAAACAAGGAACTGTCACAGAAGTTCTTTCGAATCCCGATAAAGACGAGACGGTTTTTGTTCACACCGAGTACTTTGACGGGCTGGTTGATCTAACCCAGGCAATGGCCAATGAGGGGATACATGGTACCAAAGAATGGCGCCTGATGGCTAATATTCCGGGCATTATCATCGAACAGTATTGCTTCACACATGGGGTGAGCTGGGCGGAGTTTTGGGCCGACAAGAAACATATCAAAGCGATCTGCAACGATCCGGCTTTTGCCAAACTCCGTGTTGCTCCAGGGGAGGTCTAAATGTCTACACCCCTCGTAGTTGATAGCTACGACACTTTGCAGCAGGTTATGGCGTTATACATGAAGCGGCAGGACTTGAACAACCTGATTCCGCACTTCATTAACCTGGCTGAAGAGTGGTTCGATGACAATGTCTATACCCGAGCACGTCGGAGTTCCTATATTTTCTCGGTGAATCAATCCAAAGTCGTAATGCCATCCGACTGGAAACGGGTGCTTAATGTCTGGTACAATGGCAATCGGCTGGACTTCTTTCCAACGGATTTTAACGGTGGCTATCCGAAAGATGCCCAAGGAACCGAGCTGTATAATGCACTTCAAATCATCGGTAATTACTCGATTCTCAATGTTCAAGACCTTGGTGGTATTTGTCAGATCGATTATTACAGCATTCTCGAACCTCTAAGCGAGACTAACGACTCAAATTGGTTACTCGAAGATAGCCCCAATACCTACTTGTTCGGTGCGCTGTATCAGGCAGGGGTTTATATGCGTGACGACATTCGGGCCGGGCAGTGGATGGCATTTCGTGATGCAGCAATTCAAAGTAAACTCGACGACGACCAGAAATCGAAGTACCCTGAAGAACAGCCGCTTACCATTCGGGCAGGTTAATTATGACTGCGACTATTCCGTTTATGGGGTTCAATCCAAACGTCGACCCGACTGTTCCGGGTACGATTATGGATTGTAAGAACATGGTTCCGACCATGCGCGGGATGAAATCGGCCCCGAGTCAGGTACATTTTGGTAATCCAGCGTTCCCGTCTCAGGTAGCGGGAGCGGCGACTTGCGAACTGCTAAATGGCGCTTATCGGACTCTTGTGGCTACAGCGAGTCATATCTACGAGGTAATCGGTACTGCGAATAACGATGTATCTGGTTCTGGTCCTTTTACCGGCGGTGTGACTCCAGTCTATTTCGTTCAATTTGGTAACGCAACGATACTTTGTGATGGTACTGATCCGTTGAAGCAGTCTATCAGTTCAGGCGTGTTCAATTCGATTGCCGGTGCTCCGGCAGCGGCCATTATCGAAGTAGTTCAAGGTTTTGTTTTTGCGCTCAATACTGTCGATCCGACTTATGGCACCAATCCACATGGCTGGTGGTGCTCTGGATTGTATGACCAGACTGTCTGGACTCCAGCGCAAGCAACCCAGTGCGCCCGCGGGGTGATTGTTGATACACCGGGAAAACTCACTGCGGGTAAGGCGTTAGGTACCAATATTGTGATATTCAAGGGTGGGTCCATGTTTTATGGCACCTATCAGGGGCCGCCGGTGATCTGGGCGATGAACCTGATTAGTCCAATCATTGGAACTCCTTGCCAGGATTGTGTGGTTAGTGTAGGTACCAATTTGTTCTTTCTCGGTAGCGATTTTCAGGTTTATGCGTTTGATGGAACACGACCAGCGCCGATTGGTGATGAAGTTCACTCCTGGCTTCGCGACAATTGGTCTGCATTATATCAGTCTAGTGTCAAGTCGTTTTATGATGAACCTAATTCGCTGGTTACGTGGTACATCTGTTCCAAGAGTAATTCCACTGGCATTCCTGATCTGGGTTTGGTCTTTAATCATCGAACTGGTAAGTTTGGTCGTGCCGATCTGAATGTTGAAGTCACGGTACAGGCGATTAGTGGCCAGATTACCTGGGATGGGATGGGCGCCATACCCAATGTAACCACATGGGATACCTTGCCCAAAATCGCCTACAATTCGTCATTCTGGGAACAATCCCTCGGAGTGCCAGCGATGATTGATACTAATCATCTTTTGCAGACTTTGAATGGTGCGACTGGACCGAGTTCTATTACTACCGGATTTTTTGGCGACGACTCAGACTATTCATATATTCAGGGGATTCTACCGCGCTTTTTACATCAGCCTGCTACTTGCAGTGGCTCGGCCACGTTGCTAAAATCAATGGGAAGCAATACCCCCACTGTGGTTAATTTGCCAGAAATGTACGATGGTGAGATTGCCTGTGACTTTTCATCGCGGTGGACGTCTATCACTCTAAACATGACAGGCAACCATGAAATACTCGGCGCGCTCCCGCGGCTTGAATCGGCTGGTGCGATATGAGACTCCCCGCTCCAGAGCTTCCCACTACCGGTGTAATCGGACCGCTGGTGACGTTGATCCAGAAATTGACGGAATACCTGAGAAAGGTACAGGTTCAGGTCAATGGGATGGCAGATGGGATGATATCAGCGAGCACCTCAGCCAATACCGCACCCCCGGCAGTTACCTCGGTGACTCTATACGCGCAGGGAGACTTTATCAGGAACAAGCAACCGAGCGAGCTAGGATCAGCTGGTGCCAAGTATATCGTTACCGGGTGGGTATGCACAGCTGGTGGCAAGCCGGGAACCTGGCTTGCTTGCCGGTCGTTAACCGGAAATTAAGAATGACACACTCAATTGAAGCAGTCGAAATCAATCGACTGAGTACTGTGTGGCCATCGATTCGGGAGTGGGTAAATGATGTTGAAAATCCCGATCATGTCTGTCCAGAGGAAGTCTATGCAATGTGCTTTACCAATCAGGCGACTCTGTTTCTCGCCAAGATTGACGATGAACTGATCGGATATATGGTGTTGCGGGTGATTTTACCCGACTTGCATATCTGGCAAGCCTATGCGAAGAACGGCCACGATGTGACTAAAGTGTTTCGAGACGATTTGTTTAATCTGGCTAAGAAAATTGGCGCAAAGAGTATTACTTTTGGTTCTGCTCGTCGAGCCTGGCAGGAGCTGGCTCCGAAAAACGGATTTAAAATGCGTATGATAATTTACGAATGTCTTGTTGAATAGGGTGATTTGGGTGATATAATCTATATAATCTGTCTACCCAAGGGCGACGAACGCGAGTTCGCCGCCTTTTTTGTTGGGGGTGGTATGTCTAGTTCAGGCTCGGGTGGTGGGCAGTCAACTTCGACAACCCAGAATTTGCCTAGCTGGGCGCAACCTTATGCTCAACAACTATTACAGCGAGGCGCGGACCTTTCCAATACTACTACTCCACAATATGGCGGCCAGATGGTGGCCGGTCTTTCTCCACAACAACAAGCTGGTATTTCGCAAACTGGTCAGGTTGCTCAAGGGACTCAAGGTCTCGCAGATACCGCATCGCAGTATTATCAACAACTGTCAGGCGGAGCCGGGCCGCAGGTCAGTAATCCGTTTACGGGTAATGTTACCGCTTCGACGATAGCGAATCCATTTACGGACCCGTCGAACAATCCCTACCTGGCTGCCTCTGTTGCTGGTGCGAACAAGCAGATCACCGATGCGTACAGCAATGTTACGGCGCCGACTACGCTTGCGCAATTCCGCAATGCGG